TTTACAGACCAAAAACAACTATATAGTTATAGGTTTACATTACGGAAGGTTTGTATGTCTATATACAATTTTGCCTACTTTCACTATATTTTCAACAACATTTTACAGGAGTTCAGCATGCCCACAAGAAAAGCACATCTATTGACCATGAAGTTAAACAAAGATAAGAAAATGACTAAACAACAAAAGATGAATAAAAAATTAAAGAATACTTTTCAGATGGTGTGTAGAAGACCAGTATTATTAAGGTCTACGGCATAGACCCTGCCAACGCCTGAACGGTATAGTCATCGTTCTGTGCTGACTTTATTGTAGAGAATCCAGTTGATGATTGTTGATTAACACTATCACCACCCTTAACTACGTTGATTTGTTGAATGATTGATCTTTCGGCATCGGTAAGTTCACCATTTTCTTCCATCTTTTTCATCAATGCTTGATATTGTAGATTACCTGCCTTCTCTTGTAATTCAATTGCGTCTTGTGATAACTTCTCATATTTTTTTAAGAACTTATCATTACCAGTTTCTTGAAATTTGACCAGAGCATCATCAGCCTTTTGTGCTTTTTCAGCAGCATCTTTAGCCGCATCATTAGCATCTTCTTGTAAATCTTCGAAACTATCATTACCAAATAAACTAAAATTTTGAAATGGATTTAAATCACTTAGACTTGGTAATTTAAAACCAAATATTTCACCAGTTTCTGGATTGTATATCTTTTTAGCAAAGTCTGCTAACACACTAAACATATCATCAATACTTGGTAGTTCAGGAAGTTGATAACCAAATATTGCATTAGTATCTGGATCGTAAATTGTTTTTGCTTTCTCTTTTAAAAATCCACCAATATCGCCTAAAGTTGGAAATGGTGGTAAAACTTTACCAAAGATAGCACCTGTTTCTGGGTCGTATATTTTTTTACCAATACCTTTTGCAAAACTTACAACACTGTTTAATAATTCTTCAGCGTAACCACCAAGTCGAATACCTAAATCAAGTATAAATGTTCCTGCATTAAGAACTTTTTCTTGTATAAAATCTTGTGCTACATTAAAGAAATCAAAAAACAAATCTCTCATAAAATTAGCAAAGTCCATATCTCTTATTGTTTGTTGTATATCATCAAAGTTTAAAAAACCAAATGAGAAGAACTCTAATAAACCAAGAGCACCATCAATGAGTGTAGTAAATAATTGTGCTGGTAATGATACTATAAAACCTAAGAATGATGCAATAGCAAAATTGATCGAATCTAATACATTACCTGTTTCTTTAAACATTGCCAAACCATCTTCTACTCCTTTTTTAAGACCAAATAATACAGCTATTACACTACCCATAACACGAATAATTGGTCCAAATATTGGTAAAATAGTTTTTGAGAAAAAAGTTGAAATAACTTTTAATCCAGCACCTAAAGAAATTAATGCTTTAGGTAAACCAAGTGCCGCTGCTTTTAGTAATCCAAATGTTTTAAGAGGCATTAATAATGTTGTAATGGCTGCGATTGTGAGTGCATTTTCTTTGAGAAACTCCATCAATCCCATTTCACCATTAATAAGATCATCGAAATCACCAAATGCTTGTTTTACAGCATCAGTTGCTTTGAATACTACGTTTCTAAATTTTTCATTACCAAGAGCGGCAACGAATAGATAAATGGCTGCGAAGATACCAGCAGTTCCAAAGAAGATACCTCTAAGAGCACCAAAAACACCACCAACACCTTCTTTTAAATCTTTACCAAATTCTTCTTTACCATCTTCTAAACCAGTATCTTCACCAGATTCTTTTAGTGCTTCTTGTCTTTCTGCTTTTGCATCTTGTTTTGCTTGAAATTCAGCATCTTGTTCAACACCTTGTTGAATAACATTACCCATGGCACGTATGTTTGCATTAAGTGTTCTGAATATATCTTGTTGTTGATCAAATTCAGCTTTAGTGACTGCTGTTTGACCTATAACATTTCGTGTATCAGTAGATGTTTCTGGTTCTGCTGATGCTACTATTTCAGCAGGTGTATCATTTTCAATATCAGACAATAACTTTCTATTTAATTTGTTATCTTGGCTTAATGAACCAAGTCTTTCATTAGTTTCTCTTTGTTGTTTTAATAACTCTTGAAATGTTTTGTTATCGTCTGCCATTTAAATTATTTCTTCTTACTTTTTAATGCATCAGCACCAAAGAATGCGGCTACTAAACCAGCAATCGCAACAAAGTATGTTGGTGCAATATCTGCTAATAATTGTCCTGTTGTTTCATAACCATATAAGTCTGCAAAGACTATACCAAATGGATATAATAACATACCACCAAGAGCAAACCATGTCATCTTTCGAATAGCATCTCTTTGGGCATCTTGATCTTGTAATTCTTTACGTCTAAATTCCAGATACATTTCGTGTTCTCTATCTGAAACTTTACCATCACCATTTGTGTCTGCCGGGTGATGTTCTGTTTTAACTTCTTCAGCCATTTCGTTTTCTACTCCTTTGTTCTAGTCTTTTATTCTCTTCCTCAATATGTTGATTGAGTAAAGTGACATATATTTCCCTCTCCCATGGCAACATATTCATAATATCTTCAAGTGACCATTTGTGAACATGCATCAATGCAAAATTCAACCTATAGTATGCCTCAAAGTCTATATGAGAGAGGCATATTAAAAAAAACTCTGAAGGCCTTCTAATACAACAGTTCCCTTTTTCTTTGTTTTAGGGTTAGTCACTTTCATTTCATGCTTTAATTTAGGCATAGTTTGAAAGAAATGTTGCATCTTTTTGAATTGCTCCTGAGTTAAGTTCTCAATAAACTCTTTTCGTTCATCATCAGTCGTATCTGCTCTGTCAAAGACATCATCACCATCATAGATTTGTAAAATACATTGAGAGATAATACCTAACATTTCTTCAGTCGATGGGTTTTGTAAATTAGAACCCATGAACATATCGATTGTAGGATAAGTCATTATAACTCCAGCATCTTTTGTTAATTGTATCTTATTATTGTGATCGACATCTACATGAACGTTAATCTTTGTGAGATCAACCTCAGCAGGTACCATTGTTTCACCATCATCTGGTGCTTTTACTTTTAATTTTACTTTTTCACCAACAGACTTAGCTCTTATGTTTAAGAATACATATTCTAAATCAAAACTTGGCATGTCTTTTGTGTCTAGTTTGCCAAATGTACAATTTACAAGAAATGGTCTAAACTTTATTTTTTCATCTGTCGATGGTACTTCCAACTCAAATGTTTGTTGATTAATATTAGGTAAAGCCATTATATCTCCTCATGTTAAAACGTAAATGGTGGGAATACTTTACCACCAAATACTTTACCAATTGGGATTGAACGTTTCAATGTATTGAACGCATTTCTCCCAGTTCTTTTTAGTTCTGGTGGTAATTTATCAAAGAATGGGAAACCAGAAGAACCAGGTTTCACCTCACCAGAAGAAAGTCCACCAACTTTTCCAGTGCTGTCTATATCTAAATTAAAGTTCAACCAATATCTATAAGTGAAAGTCACATTGATTTTCACATACTCATTATTGGCACCATAAGAATAGTCAACTGTTCCAATCGATGTTGGATATGCTTCGAACATTCTTATGCCATATGTCACACTATCTCTATCATTCAATGTATCAAATTGACCTAGTTGAAAGATATCGATTGGTGCTGTGTAGTCATCGTAATAACCTGAATTGTTAGTGACATTATCTATAATAAGATTTTGCCATGATTCAAAGAACTGTCTTAATCTTAAAAACTTATCACCAATAAAAGTCATGGTCACATCAGCATATTGTGCTATAGACGGAACATTGTATGTTGGTCCATAATGTCGATATGGATTTGTATTGATTGTTCTATCTGGCATTTGAACTGCTTCACACATTAGTCCAATCTCTCTACCAATCTCTTGGTTTTGTTGTGCCATTGCTGATTTATTCTTTTGTGCTCTTGCAAGTTCTGGATCAGTGTTTGATTGTGGTTCATTATCAATTATACCTGCAAGATTAATACCACCTTGTGGCATACTTACACGAACTAAGAATCTAGTTGGTCTTGCTACACCCTCACCAGTTGCGATTGCAGCTCTAAATCTGTTTATTGTTGTTTCAGGATTGGCACGTTGTTGTAGTCTTGGATCACCAGGTATATTATCATACTCTCTACCTCTTGGTAGTCCAATTCTTAGGTCAAATGGACCTATACGTTTACCGCCTCTAAAAATTGCCATTACTTTCCTTGTTTGTTATATGCCTTATAAGTTCTTTTTTTATGTTTATTCATAGATGACATTTTAACTTTACCATTACCAATAGATGTTCTCTTTGGTGGTTTCTCCATATACTTTACTACTATTTGACCTCTTGCCATTATTTAATTCTCTTTCTATTTTTAAGATGTGCCGCTTCGACTAACTTTTTGTTCTGTCCATAATATTCGACAGCATGTCCAACTTTACACATTAATTTATTCACACTTACACCATCGATCCATATATCACCTAAGATACGACCAAACTTACCTTTTTCATCACCCTTGTATGTTTTAATTACAATGTGAGATGCTGAAGATAAACTTTTCTTTAAAAACTCTTTGGACTTTAATCCATATTTCTTTTCTGTTAAATCTCTTGTTCGACTTTCTGGTGTATCAATACCAAATAGTCTTACTCTTTCTTTGTATAGAATATTAAAACCCATATCTAAAATAACATCAATAGTATCACCATCAACTACCTTTGTCACTTTGTGAACTCTATAACTAAAATCTGTAGGATCACCTAACTTATTCATTAACTTACCATCCTTCTACTATCAGCGTAGATTGATGAAGTTGATGCTTTCTTAAATTGTTGTACTGGTAGTAAACAAGCAGGTAGAAAATCTTCTTCATCAATTCTTAAAAAACCTGATCTAACTTGTCTTGTTAGATAGTGTTTAATCGTTGGTTTGATCAATCTAATTCTTTTCAAACTGTTATAATCTGCTGCTGATAAATTCTTACCATCGATTGTTTCTAATAATTTTACTCTCAACGTAATTGGTAGATAGTGAAAATTAATTCCAAGAAAACCACCTGCTGCTGAACCTATTGGCAACACTAAAGGGAAACGATCATAGTAAGGCAATAATGCTTTTGTTTTAGGATCATAGAAGAAGAAATTTAATTTACCACTACTTGGTTGTCTTGCCAACGCACCTTGATTAATCAATCTTCTTGCTGAAACTCTGGCACCTAAATCTCTAATCTTAGCACGATACCATGCAACTGATTTTTGTTTATCACCTGCTGCTTTTCTTATATCATCGAGTATTTTACCCATACTACTATTTATATGGTCTTATGAAATCTTCAGTCAGTATAGTGAAATCCATACCACGCTTTTGTGACCATGCCTTGGCTGCTTCCCACTTGGCATTGTTCTTTACATACTCTAATACATCATTCTTCCATTTCTGTGTCTTGCGTGTTGGATTTTTGATTGGTGGTTTAGTATATCTTTTAGGCTTGACTTCTACTATCAACTGTCGTATATTAGTGTTCTTATCTCTGTATTTAAGATAGAAATCTGGAAAGTATCGATGATATTTACCGTCAATTGGTGATTTATATGGCACTATCATTTCTTCAGAACCCCATTCTATTACCGCAGGATTAGTATCACAATATACCATAAACCTACGTTCCCAAGAACTTCTATAAATAACGTTTGTCGGATCGCCTTTATATTTACTTGGATTCTTAGGTCTATACTTGCCTTTATACGTCTTGCGGTATACCATTATAAATACTTATATGTCTTTAATAAATGGTCTTTTAAATAAATTAGCAGGTAATATATTTGGTGGTGGTAATGTTGGTACACCAGATAAAGCAACACTTGGTGCTCAGTTGCGACAACGTTCTAACTTTCAAATTGATACTAGTCAGTTTGCACATACAGACGTTAATAAGTTTTCATTTGGTAGTTTAGTCTATCCAGAAGTTTTAGAAACAGACCCTGGATTAGGTCACTACATGTTGTTCTATATTTACAGAACTAAACACTCAAAATACAATCCACCAGGCACAGAAACAAAGTTTAAGTATGATAAAAATTTAGGTCTACAACAAACCACTTATCAAACAGGTGGTGTTGCTGGTATCGAATCAAGCACAAGAAATGATTTTCAAGCAGATACATTACAACGTGGTAAAAGAGATTCAATTAGAGAACAACTTGGGTTTGTAAAAACATCAGATGCAATCGCATTATACATGCCACCAAATTTAGAGTTTAGTTATAAGACAGATTACCGTGCGACAGAAACGGGTGCCGCTGGACAGTTTGCAAAACAATTTGGTGTATCATCAATCAAAGATACGTTAACAAGATTAGGCACTTCTGGTGGTACAGATTTTATTAGAGAAACAATTGGTGAAAAAATATTGAAAGATGTTCCTGCTCAGATTGGTGAGTTTTTAGGTGGTGGTGATATAACTGGCGTGATTCGATTATCAACACAAAAGGCATTGAATCCACATTTAGAAGCAATCTTTGAGAAAGTAAGTATGAGAGAGTTTTCATATACATTTAGATTCACACCAAAAAACGAAAGAGAAGTTGATACAGTCGATAAAATAATTAAACTATTTAAGTTTCATATGATGCCAGAGAAACCACAAGACAATGCTATTGGTAGATATCTTACAATGCCATCAGAGTTTGAAATACATTACATGTATAAAGGTGTAGAGAATACTTGGTTACCATTTGTATCTAATTCTGTTTTAACAAATGTAACATTGAGTTATGGTCCAGGTGGTCAGTATCAAACATTTAGACCAAAAGCAACACCAGATGGTAATGCACCTCCACCAACAGAAATTGAAATGAAATTAGATTTCATGGAGACAGAGGGATTAACCAAAGAAAAGATCATGGAAGGCTATTAAGATGTTTTTTAAAGAGTTTCCATTATATCAATACGACTTTGATGGTAAAGGTCAGAACGTTAAACTAGTTACTGATCTATTACGCAGAGTTGCATTGAGATCCAAAGTAAGTGCCAATACTTTATTGTTTGATAAGTATGATGTTAAAGATGGTGAAACACCAAATATTGTTGCCGACAAATATTATGGTAATTCACAATATCATTGGGTAGTTGTTTTACTGAATAATATTACTAATTGGTATGATTGGCCATTAGATACGGTTGCCTATTCTAATTATCTAATAGACAAATATGGCACAAACATTGAGGGCACACATCACCATGAAATTTCACAAACATCTGGTGATACAACCATTCAATTAGAAGTGTCCAGTGATACTGCTGGTGCCACTGCGGTGACAAATAGAGAATATGAAGATCGATTACAAGATGAGAAAAGACAAATACAATTAATTGATCGCACCTATCTTCGTTTGTTTGTAGAAGAATTTAAAAAAATAATTAAGAGATAACAATGAGTGTCACAATCGATCCAAATATTTTGGAGAAGGCAGGTGATTTTAACTTAGATGAAATCGTCATACGCACAATCACAGACGAATCTGTAGATTTCAAAGCCGCATTCTCAGAAATCAATTTATACGAATCAATTTATTCTAATTCAGTCACTGGTAATATTGTAATCAGAGATTCACAAAACTTTATACAAAGATATTCTATAAGTGGACAAGAAACTATTGCATTTAATGTTCATACACCTGGTGCAGAGGGTAAAGATCAGATCGATTTAAAAACACACCCTGCTCGTATATTTAAAATTGCAGATAAGATCGCAACAATGGAAAGAGAACAAGTTTATACTTTACATTTTACATCGCAAGAATCAATCATCAATACAAGAAAAA